TTCTTCGTCACAAATTCTTCTTCCATCTCGCCCAATTCGAGGAATGGCCGGTTTTTGTACAGGACCATTTCCTTGTCTCCGCACGGTAGACGCTTGCAATCTTCCATGAATGACTCTTCCCAATTCTGGTGAAAGACATCCTGGAACGCGCCGGCGATCAGCTTCTTGACTGCGAGAAACTGTTTCGCCACCATTGTCTTGCCAATCTCGTGTGACTCGTCTTGAGTCTCGGGGAAGTAGCCCATGTCGAAGGCGTAGATTTCAATAGTCTCGTCACTCACTGGATTCATTCTCCTTTCGTTTCTCATCTTGTCTTGCTGCAAGTTCAAGCTCCACTCTCTTTAACTGTAGCTCTTCATCTTTACGCCGTCCTTCCTGCTCAGCCTCAGCCTTCTTGAGCTGCAATTCAGCATCCTTCCGGCGCCCATCCTGCTCGATCTCTGCTATCTCAGCGGCTGTCTTTTCTTTGTCGAGTTCTTCCGCCTCTGGGTCGTTCTTGGACTCTTCAACTTGCTTTTCAGCTTCAATAGCAGCCTCACGTTCAGCTTTCAGATTTGCTAGGTAGTCTTCCTCGGAGTAAAGCACCTCATCAGGATCGATGTCATTGGCGCGAAGTATCTCCTCAAGTAATTTCATAACGCGAGTCATGGATTCAACGGTCTCATTGCTGAGAACTAAGTTGAGTACCTGCATGAGTTTCTGAACTCGCACCACCTTATCCTGAAAGCTCGTGAACCCTTTGGCGATCGCCACATAGTTACCTTTGGTAATTGTGCTGTTGGGGTCCATCATGATGAACTCAAAGAAATCGTTGGTGATCGGTTCGGTGTAATCGTTGTCCACATTCCGGATGACAGAGGCTATGTACTTGCCCGACTTCTCTGCAAGTTGGGACGCCTCGTATGCGGTCTTTGGAGTAAGCGCGCCAATGCTGCCCTGTGCCGATTTTGGGATATTGGTCTCGTCGTCAAGGAACTCTTGGGATAGCCTGATGACGCTGATGAGAGACTCGCCTGTGTCTTCAAACACAAGCTGATGGACTGCTTGGCTGGCATCCTTCGTAGTGGCTGAGGTTGGTCTGAACTTCCCGGGCTGGATCGTCATATCCTCGTCATCATTGAAATGCATCGGAGCATAAAACCCCTGGATGTCGCCAGAGAGTTTCTTGTTGTCCTGGAAAGCATTCACCGCACCGTTCAAGATTTCCTGAGCCTGTTCACCATTGTCAGCTATGCCTACTCCCTGTTCATGGTCAAGGTCATCTTCCCACTTTACTCGATAGAATTTACGCAAATCAGTCTCGTCGTCAACAGGAAGGAAGCGCACAACTCGATTGTTGGCCACGACGCAAAGAATCTCTTGCTCATTACCATCGGTCTCGTCAATCGTGTCAAAACCTCCGTCAAAATCTGGTGCCCTTTCGTTCAGAAAGCTCTTCTGGTATTCAAACAGGATCTTTTTGGGAACACGGCAACGGAATTCGCGGAACTTGATGCTGTTCTTGCTGTATTGAAGGTATCGCTTGCCAGGTGCAATGTTCCCATCATCGCCCTCGCCTTCGTTGTCGCTGGTTTTACTGTCCTCGATAACTTCCTCAATCATCGGAGCAATCCAACCCTCTCCGCTCTCGGCATTTTCGCGCAGTTTGTACGCTGTAATATTCTGTTCACGACAGAGCCCGTCGCCCTTATGAATATCGTCCTCGGTCATATCCCAGAACATTTCCCAGACCGGAACCCACTCAACCATAGGCGTCTCGATCTCATGAACAACGCGCTCAAATCGTTGATCCTCGGCATCTGCTACCTCAAATTCATGCTCGACCGGCTGCCATTCAACGCGCCTCACAGTATCGACATAATAAGTAGCCCACGCCATTCCGTACTTGCCCATAGAAAGAACCGTCTTGATGGTCGTCTTGTCGATCTTACCAAGGGCGAACATCGTGTGAATCTGCCTGGTTGCATTGTCGATGTCGTCAGCATGTTCGTCGTGTTGTTCTGTGCTCAAATCTTCCCACATCTCATTGACTTTCAGCCCTGCATTCAGCACGCCTCCCTCAAGAACGTGATCCAGGACAAGAGCAGTGCCGGCTAACCATTTTTGTTTAAGTACACCTATGAAATTGTTTGCCCGCCACCCTTCGCCCTCGCCTTCCTTCCACTTGCCAGTGCGGATCTTGCGTATAGCGCAGTCATTCCGCTCCCATTTGAGATCCAAGTCCTGTCGGTCAGATGACCAACGAAGGTAAAGAACGTCAATAAGATATTCCGCCAATGGTGAAACCGGCTTGTTAATTGTGGTTGCTGCCATTGTTTATGTATCTCCTGAAAATTGATGTCATCGATTAAAGCGCTGTGTGATAATTGTACACACATAGACAATGAATGTCAAGCCCAGTACCTATCTAGTGTTGATAGGCAGCACATCAAAGCGTGCACTGCAGGCATGTTGCTAGGTTCAACGTCGGGTGTTGAAAGGAACTGATCTAATTCTTTTATCAATATGCCATCGCGTGGCATTTTGAGCCGCTTAAGCATCAATTCCCTGTTGATGACACTGACCGGCTGAGAGTCGTCGTTCCATTCTGCATCCAGAAAAGCAGTCTTTGGTTGGAGCATTGCGCATCGGTTAAAATCAATCTGGTATCTGAATAATGTCTCATCATCCTGCCGGTGCGCATACGTGTTTGCGAAGTATTGCCCCCAGACCTTGAGTAGCCATGTGACAACACCCTCCGCGATAATAGAGCCATCCGACTGCTCAAGGATATGATCTACCGTAACCCATTCGGCCTCATCAAATATGTAGGTAATCTTTGTGTCAACATTGCGGCCTGCTATCAGTGAATAGCCACGAATCCTACTGTGCCCCTCGTCATTCTTGACATTCGACGGAAGGAACATGCCGCCAAGCATGCGGTAACGGCCATCAGGCGCAACACTCGCGTCTTTGTCGAACCAAAGGCGTACTTCCCTGGTCTTCATGTCCATCTGTTGTCTGATAGGTGGGACTATAGTTTTATTCATCGGCTTCAATCCTTTGTAGCTCATGCTGTTTGCCTGACTTTATGTAATTGATCAGGTCTGATTCTGTCGTAATCTTGGAGCCTAAGACATTCCAGCATCGATCAAGATATTTGGCCATGTGAGCATCGCTATTACACCACGCCTGTTTGCTCTCAAGTGCTCCCAATGCGCGGTTCTTGAAGAAGTCGCTTCCGCCATTAATTCGCTCATATCCATCGCATACCTCAGCGGCTTGGTCGAAATCCTCTTGTGGATGACATAATACCATTGCGCAATTCATAGTATTTCTCATTAACAAGAAGTCTTCACGCCCAAGAGCGCCCCTTTTCTCGACAATGTAATTCAACGCCTCTCCGCCAAACACTAGGATCTCATTACCGGCATAGCACACCTCAAAGCCAAGTATTACAGGGAGTATACCTTTGGCTTCCTTACAGGCCTTTCGGCGAAGTCTTACCTTTTCTTTGTTCAAGGACATCTCGCACATTTCACGAGGATAGAAGTGATCTGTCAAAACCAGTGCTGAGAACCCTAATTCAACCGCCTTCAAAGCCATTACATACGGGGTATTGTGCCCGTCTGAAAATATTGAATGTGCGTGAATGTTCAACTTGTATTTACTCATGGTCAGCCTTCTTGAATTTATCGCAGACTGCCTCAAACTCAGAGACCGTGCCTCCTTGAACTGGACACGTAGCGGAACCTGGGCTTGATAGGGGCATAAAATTATTGCACCAACTACAGCATTCTGTCTCATTGATTTCTTTTACTGAGTTAACATTTCTATCTACACCGCTCTTTCTATAGTTTTCACTCATGGTCATCATCCTCTACACAAATTACGGACAAATCAATCCAGCGTGGATCTCCAAACTCTTTGAATATCAGTGTCCATGTTTTGCGGTTATGCGGTTGGACTTTCGGCGCTCCTTGAATGTTGAGGTCGCAGGCATCGGCAATACATGTTACCAAATTGGCGACACTTTGCACGTTCTCTATCCATGGAACCGCCAAAAGGTCAAGGTCACGAGTAGCGGTACCGTGTAACGATAGCGCATACCCGCATTGCCAAGCTTTACATCGGGCTTTTGTGAATATTCGCGCATAGTCTGGATCGCTTATCATACCGCAGCTCCTCCCCATAGTGGGTCATCTCCGTTTATTGTTGAAGTGCCAGAACTGACACCAGCCTCGGCTGCCCGTTGCAGCGCAAGGTTGAAAGCATTTACTAGCGCGTCAACTCCGCAGTCATGCGCGCCGTTTGGAAATTCTGAAATGTGCTTGATCAGCAACGCAACCCATGGATCGCTCGTATTGCCATTGATGTAAACATTGCCGACTAAGAAGATAGGTTCAAGGACTGATGCACGAATAACCTTGTCACCCTGGAGCGTAATCTTTCGAACAACGCGGATGCCGTCCAGCGTCTTTTTCAACGTCGTGTACTTGTCTTTGTACCCCGCAACTGATTCAGTTCCCTGCCACACCTCTGCACCATCTTCTAGAGCAGTCGCACGGATTAGCGCATCACGCTTCGGGGCCTCTTCTCTGCAATATCGTCCGTCCTCGATGTAGATTTTATAGATCTTGACCGGTTCCCCACTGTCATCCACTATGGTCTTGCCCATCAGGTCGCGAACAGACTTTTGACTAACAGCCACGCAGATGCCAAATGTATAATCTGGATCGTCGCTGTTTCTCTCTTTTTCGGTCGAGGCCAGATCCCATGCGCGAACGTAGGACAGGTCGTTAGGCATCTCAGCATTGTATCGTATCTGCTCGGTCTTGATCATATTGCCGCCCTTGGTCGTGGGATCTCCCTGGAGCAAACAGTTTGCAGCATAGCTATTGACACCTCCCAACATGGCGAACTGAACTTGATACCAATTGTCGTCGTAGCGTTCAGGGAAAAGGTATGTGCCATCCTCAGCCATAGCAGGGAATACGATCTGTTTGAAGTTGGGGAATAGCGGGTCAAAATCTTCGTGTGTCTTGTCGTTCCGGTTGTTGATTCGGCCGGTGATGTCGTCAACATGCCACCTGGTATTCAATACGATAACAATATGCACAGGTCCAAGCCGGCTGAAGAAGTCATTTGAGAACGATTCCCAACGGCTGTTCCTCAAAGTCTCAGACTCGGCCTCTTTGCGGTTCTTAAAGAAGTCATCGATCACGAGCAGGGACGCACCATTACCAGTCGCTCCACCATCTGCCCCGACATAGATCATTTCCCCGTTATGGTTCTCAATGGCCCTGACCTTTGCGCTGTCGGTCTTCTTGCTCAGCCTGGTATCGTAGAGCTCTTTGTATGCGTCACTGTCCATGATTCGCTTAGTTGCCCGGGAGAACTTTTCAGACAATGATGAAGCGTATGTGCCAACGATTACGGGCTCATCTGGAAACTCTCCAACGAACCTCGCAGGCAGGAAGCGGGAACTAGAATCGCTCTTCCCATGTCTGTAAGGAACAGCAATACTGATGTAACTTGAGATACCTTTCTTAAAGTCTTCCATGGCTCGGTCAAGTATTTTGTTGATCTCAAGCGTATGCCTGCCAGCAACTAGCGGGTTATTCGGTTGCTGCCAACAGTACTCCATGAAATGTAGGCCTGACTGTCTGGCCGTTGACTGCAAACAACTCATTGCAATCTGATTCTTCACCTCCGCCTTCTGGACAGGAGCAAGCCCGCGCATACGCTTCAATATCGCTTGGTACTTCTCGAATGTCATTGGCTCGGTCACTTACACCTCTTGTCTATGAAGTTCTTAATCACTGGGTATAGCAAAAGTCCCACAAAGAAGCAGGCAATATAGAATTTTGTCATTAGTCGGCCTCCATCTTAGTGTAGGGATTAAACGTTAGGAACATCGGAACATCGCCAGCAATCGACATTCGTTGCAATCCAAGAGCGTCGATGATACGACCAACCCGGCACGTCATAACCGTAGTTGAGCTGAGATCACTGTAGTCTTTATTGTGATCCATCAACGCCACCGCAGTATCGGGATTCTCAAGAGCCTCAGCGATTGCCTTGAGCGCTAGTGCAGTGGTTCGACCTGTGCGAATCTTTAACACCTCTTCTTCTGGTATGTCAAATGAAACGCTACTCTCATTTATCATGTAGTTGACTTTCTTAGCCATCGTCATAGCTCCTTATTCAAATACTGCGCCACAGAATGCAGGCTGATAAACGACTTTCCGCCATTATCCTTGACCATATTTGCAACACTGTTAAGGGATTTTCTCTGTCCTGTGGTGAAATGAAGGACGTCGTCCTCATCCAAGACGCAGAACAGTGTTTTGCTTGGTCGCTTGTTACTATCGTCTACAACTTCTGCAATGGAGTAAACGCCCGTCATTTTTGGGGTTATCACATATAAGCAGAATTCACAGCTTTCGCGCTGTTTGATTTCTTCTGCCATGCATTCGGTGGTCCAATCTTCAACCACAGGATTGAAATAATCAATCTTCAGTTTCTTGATGAGATCATTTCGCCATTTGCTTTCGTTACACGCTCCGCCTAGGAATACCTTCATACTAAACTCCTTGTTTCTTAATTCCACCCCACGGATTGGGGGTTATAGCTTAAGTCCGTCGGCTGTTGGCGCAATCTCCACATTGTCTGGATTCTTGCTTTCTGGATACGGGTTCGCCTCGTTCTGTGCCTTCAAGTCCATGCCAAGCCACATGATACCCTCTTGGATTTTTGTGATTGCCAATGAACGCAACCGGTCAGCCACGTCTCTGTGATGCAGGTCAATCTCAACACGACTACGGAACTCTCGAGCCCACTCATCATGAGGTATTGCCTTGGATATCTCGCTGCCAACGTCGAACCACTCCCAACCCTCTGTTGCAGGCATTCTTTCGGGGCAGTATTCGCGCATGATGCAGATCGCGCGGAGAGCCTTGGAGAGGAGAATCTTGCTGTCAAGAGTAATGCCTGCACAATGAGGGCCATTTGTAGCCTGCCCAAGCTCAAGTCCGCACTGACTGCACTTGTCGCCTGCCCAATCATGCTCTTTAGGCGGTGTCCATCCTGCCCTAACCAGGGCATCACGCACACCTTTCTCTCTCAGGTCCATCAGGCGTTCAACATGGTCGTTCAGGCTGTCATTCGCTGTCATCGTCAACTACTCCTACTGCCATCACAGTGCATTTGTCTTTATCCAACTTCAGGTGCTTGCCTTCTCTCACCTTCTGAGATCTACCAAAAGCAAAGAGGACGGGCTTGTGCCATACGTTATCAATCTGCACGCTCAATTGCACAGCTTCTATTCTCCCCTCTGGCAGATCGGCATCTATTTCAAGTGTTACAATCATCGTCTCTTTCTCCTGCTGAATTGCGTGTGGTCGAATCCCTTTGGCTTGGGATCCTCTTTGCGCTTGGGTCCGTAGTGGTCGTGCTCGGTTGGGTCTGGACTATGGAACGGGGAATGAAGAAATCTGTCTTCGGGAATACTTGAAGCCAGACTTAGTTTGTCAATAACTGTATCGTGCATACCAGGGAGATCTTCGCCGGTCAACAAGTCAATGCCACCAAGGGCGACTATGCAGTTCGTCTTAGCAATGCAAGCAGAGAGGCGATGCGCGGTTTCGACATGACCCATTCCAACTACGAGAACGACACGATGACCGCATGCGGGGCATTCGTTGGCTTTAGTCATCGTCAGACTCCAACTCTTCCCACACATGATCTGTTCGCACGGCGTATTTGCCGAGTTCAGGCATCCACTCACCATCTGTGGCCGTGCTAACACTCCATGGATTTCCACCAAACTTGTATTTGAATTGGTAGTCTTCCGGCTTCTTATACTTGCTTATATCGTACAATGTTGCAATCTTGTAGCCTATGGGACATTCAGAGTCGTCAATCCATTCGAAGTCATCATTGCAATCAAACTTGTACTCCCCAGGCTTCTCGATATTACCCAATAAGAGTTGGCCGTCATACCCGCCGCCAATAATAAGCCCATGCTTTACGCTCAACTCCGTAAGCTCCTCAAGAAAGGCCTTCTCTTTCGCTTGTGTTGGTTCAGTCATCAGTTGTCAACTCCTTAGTCAGCAAGCCTTCTGCAAATCCGTGCACTTCTTTTATTGGCGTATCTTCAGACAACCCTTCTCCGATATTAATCCATGTATCAAATTTCTTGGATCCAGGCTCATAATAAGAAAACGTCCATGGATCATCATGCCTCCAGCGGCAATACAATTCATAATCCTTTCCGTCGTACTTAAATGCCCTTGTCAATTGAGATGGACACCACATCAAACTGTCAGACCATCCTGCAAGCCATTTGATTTGTTTGCGCTTTTGCCTAAAGCTCATACCTCCATCTCCTTAGTCAATTTAATTAAATGTCTCTCACGTTCCTCGGGCGTCATCGAGTCGAACAGCACGCGCATCTCCTGCATAGTCGTGTGAACCACTCCAACTACGCCCGAATGATGATGCTCAACCTTCTCAACGTACAGATCGAAATACTTGGCCAACGAGTCGAGAGCACGTTGCTTATCACACATCTCAAATTCAATCTCCTGGATCTCATGCCAGGTAACATCTCCGGTATCGTCCTCAACCTTCACCGGCTTCGTGCGTATTTTGATCTTCTTCATGGAGCGCTTGGTTTCATCGTCCAGTTTGTCAAACTCAGTGATCTTCATGACAAAAATATCCACCCCACCGCGACCTTTCTTCGTCTCATATTGAACGACATCAGTAATAGAGGCAAGAGCAATGTTCTGGAATTCCTGAACGATTCGTTGAGCTGTGATTGAGGTAGCCTTGCGCACGTCCTTTCGAACCCTGTCCATTTCCTTCTCTAGTCCATAAGCAACGTGAGGCTTCTTAAATAGGTCACACGCGAACCGGGCAATAGTGTTGCTTGTCCAGTTCTTTGATTTGGGATAGGCAACCAGGACGGCTGCTACATTGTTGGGGCATTCGGGCTTTGCGCGCTCAACTACCGCCGCCAGTTGTTGGGTCGATAGCTTCTTGTACTTCAGCAAAGGCTGTCGTTTCTTCTGCATAATATGTCCTACTTTGGTCTACTCTGTACGTCGTGCGCATCTGGCTTGTTTCCTACTTATTATACCCATTTCCGCCTATTTGTCAACTCTTTTACATAATCCTTACATTTTCCAACCTGAATCTATAACCCCTTATCCCCAAGCTGACTATTTTCACAATCACAAGAACATACATGAATCTACTACGACTTTTCGCAGACAATCGGTTATCCTTACCACATAACTTACATTGTATACCATATGAAGAACCACCTCCATCCCAATATATCAGAAAGAACGCTGAAAGTCAAATTGTCAGTTTTTCTTAACCTGGACTCAGTGTGCATTCAAACCCTCACTGGTTATAGATTGGTTGTTGAGCTAATAAGCCCCATTGAAAGGACTTATAGCTGAATCTACTCTCACCGTTCAATGAGTTGTGTAGTGTCACCATAGCTTGACCTAAAGAACAAGAGTTCCACTCCCATCTTCTGCACTATCGCGGCAATGGTCAAGCAAGCTCCCGAGGGAGATTAATTAAGATAGGTAGGAAAGTCCTATCGCTTGTTTACGTAGCTTCGTGATATGGATTAACTCCGCCGCTTACTGACATTTCAGACGGCCTACGTTTGCGCCCCACTTTGTGTACCTTGAAGAGAATGAGGAAAACTCTTTATATAAATTTGGACACAATCTGATAGATGTCAATATGGGTACATCAACTGTACATAAAAAAGCCCATAGCTAAATGCTACAGGCTCAAATCTCTTCAAGGTAATGCAACAATAGTCCATATACAGAATGTTTCAAGGAAATAGGGCAATAAAAACGCCCGAATACGTTTTACGGCATTCGGGCGGCATCTTTTGCCACAGGTTTTAATTGAGGCAAATATCTCCTGACACAGAAGGTGAGATTCGAACTCACTTTTACCAACATCCTCTCAGCGTGCGCGCCTATGTTGTTTGCCTTTCGACTTTCAGCCTTACTCCTTAGTAATCCGCATGTACGCACCATACAGATCCAACTTCGGCCACTTCTGTGCTTTATTCAATGTATTCAGCTTCTGCGTAATTGCAATAGATCTCGACAAACGATTAATACGTTACAGTTGTACGGTGTACAATAATGAGGCTAAAAAACTATCACAATAGGGCTTGACTCCTTTCTAAATAGAGTTATAATAACTACATAAGCCAAACACCAACCGGAGTACGAGAAGATGAACAAGCCAGAAGAAATGCTAACCTCCCTGCATGAAACAGCCTTTCGTTCAAATTGCGATCTAAGCCATCTTACCGAGTCAGAAGCTAAGTATGTCACTGATAAAGCCGCCAAAGCGTCCAAGGCCACTGTTAGACTTGAGAAAGCAATGAATGAGCTTAAAATAGCAATGTTCAATGCTGAAAAAATAATCTTCGATTAACGACAACCCGAGTCGGACGGGTAAATCCGGCAAAGGTGAATGATGCTGATACTTGAAAGACACTTTGAGAAGTGCAAAAGAGAAATCCAACTCAAGCGCGATAAGTGCTATGATAGAGGCAATTACAGAGGTCAAGATAGGTACGATAGACAGGATGCCATTTTAGACA